CTTCATTGACTCTTACGAATTTCATTTCAAGACGAGCAATTCCGCCTTCTTCTATTTCCTCTGATATTTTTGCTCTGCCAAGTGGATACACTTCCATCGATCCATAATAAGGATGAATCAATGTTCCAGATTTTATCTCGTTGAAAGCTGCTATCAGATTATCTCTGTTCTCGAAATAATCAAATTCATTATCAATAGACGCAATCACATATGCTTCGATCATGAATTCAGAAGCTGCTCCCCCAAAATCCTGTAACACAGGAGCGTCATTATTGGGGAACTGTTTCAACTCAGTACGTCTTCCGAATTCATATTCAGATTTTTTCACATAGAATGGAACGCCTTTATATGTCGCCGGTTGTAAATTATCTTTCCAACTCATTGATACGAATACCACACTCCTTCCATAAGATATCCAGTTTTCACCTTCACTTTTGCCTTACCCTTCTTCTCAAATCTATCTATTTTAGTCTGTACGTCCTTTTCACTTTTCACATTTATATCAACTTTTACACTGCTTTCCTCTTTTTCATATAACAGCTTCAACTGTTTTAAGCTGTCCAATTCGATAACGCCTTTGATGATTGGAGTTTTTTCTGCTTCTCTTTTCCCTGTCTTGTAAGGATCGAATCTATCCAAACCAATTATTTCTTCCGCTGTTGGTATTTTCTGCTTCTTCTTTTCAACAGGCTTTTCTACAGGAGTGACTTTTTTCTCAGGAGCTTCTCTTTCAGCTATCATTTTTTTATTGGTATCAGACACCTTTTTGTTTATCTTGTCTATTTTATTTACCACATTCCCCAACTTGGTGGGCAATTGTAACAGCGGTTTCTCCTCTTTCTTCCCAAGCTTATCGATAGTCTTGCCAAGTTCTTCCACTGATTCTGTAGTTTCTTCAAAACTATCCTTATCCAAGTCACTCAAAGCTGCCAATTTCTGTTTATTCTCAAGAATTCTTTTCTCTGTCTCTATAGCTTTTTCATCCAAGTGCTGTAGATTCAAGAATTGTTCATTACGAATTACAGTTTCTAAAGCCGACTGTTTTTTTAATCGCTCCACAGTCTTTTGTATGAATTCCAATTGAGCAACGTCACGAGCCAATTGATATTGAATCTGCTTTCTTTCCAATTCAGCCATTCTGGTGTAATATTCTTCAGACGCTTTCTTATTCCTTCTCAATGCTCCAGTCTGCTCATCCAATTCAAAAGCGGTTTCGCCAATTCTCTTTTTCAATATGGTTTCAATGTTTGCCATCCGCTGTTTTTGTTCATTTGTTTTGTCTGTTTTGCTGGCAAGTTCGTCATATTCTCTTTCCAGTTTTTTAGTGTCCTTTGCTTCCTCTCTTATAGCCTTGGCTCTGTCTTGATGGAAGGTCTCTGCTTTTTCGATCGCTTCATTGAGTGCAATAATGGCAATTGCAATCGCAGATATCGCAAGAAGGAATCCGTGCATTGGAGTGAATCCTGCTGAAAATGTCTTGATGAGTCTACCAATCACATTTATAACAGGACCGGCGGCCGCAGCCAAGGCAATGAATGTCAGCAATAATTCTTTAGTTGAATCATCCAACTTATCAAAAAAGTTTATGAAGTTCTGCACAAATGCCATGAGTTTATTCACAAACGGAAACAGCATCTCTCCTATTTTAGCAAGCATCAAGGAGAGATTGTCCTTCAAGGTGGATAGACGACCAAGAAATGTTTTGGACTGTTTCTGCATAGCCTGATAGAACATTCCGCCTTCACTTGTGGCATCCTTGAAGGCCTGTGTTACCATCTCGGTGGAAATGGCTCCTTTTTCCATTTCCTTTTTCAGTTGACCAATAGATTTCCCTGTTTTTTCAGATATGATAGCGAGCGGATTAAACCCCGCGTTTATCATCTGGAGCAAATCCTGCCCCATCAATCGGCCTGTACTGTGCATCTGAGAAAATGCTAGCGTCAAAGAACTCATTTTCGCGGCGTCACCACGAGCCACATCACCGATCATCTTCAAATAAGGCAAAACATTTTTGGATTCAATACGGAATGCCAATAATGTTTCCGCTCCAGAAGCCAAATCCTTGAATTCAAGAGGAGTACGAGCAGAAAAATCACGCAAATCTTTTACGAATTGCGCTCCTTTTTCTTGGCTTTTGAGCATGGTAGAGAATGACTGAGTGTACTTTTCAAAATCACCGGCAGTTTTTACAGCCAGCCCAGACACAAGAAGAAAGGGGGCAGTAATGGCTTTGGTCATGGTTCCGCCCACCCTCTGCCATTTCTCCCCCATCTGTTGTAATTTTCTTGACTGCACCTCACTTATTTTTGATAGCGGCTTGGAAATAGCATCATCGAGCTTGAGTAATAAACTGACTACATAAGATTTATCAGCCATCTATCCCTTCCAATGCTCCTTCCAACCAAAAATAAAATTCTTCAATGTCCATTTCCCAAATAATAGAGCTCAAACCCGGAAATGCTTTTACAATCACCCAGACAGCTTTTTTCCAGTTGTCTGGGAGCCTCAGTTTCCCAGGGACTGCACCAAAATATCAGACACAGCTTCCAAATCAGCCACATCAATCTCTTCTGCCTCTTCAACTTCAATTCCAGCCAAGGAAGCGAATAACGGCATGAGATTTGATACGGTTTTCAAGTTGAATTTGTTTTCCTCCCCAGAGGACATATTCACTATATCGTCCGGCAGAAGTTTTAGGTGCTTGGTTTTAATTCGTCCTATTTTTAGGATGGTTGTTTCAACTCCTTTCACTTTGATGGGGAACTTCAGTTTAATTTCTTTGCTCTTTTCCATGGTACTCTCCTTTAGGTTTCGTTCGTGGATTCAGTCCAAGAAGGACCAATGAATTTCAAAGGCACTTCTCCCTCTCCACCTGTCAACTTCAGATTGGATACACAAGTTGCATTCGCCAAGGTGTATACCTTTCCTCCGCCATATGTTCTGAAAATGATGGTGCCGTCTCCCTCAATAGCAGCGAGCTGACTAAGAGAAACATCATCTCTATCAGTCAATGTGACTTCACAAGAAGCTTCTACAGGTTCCTCCACGAAACCATGTATCCCGCTTGTTCCCATCACCACTCGACGTTCTATGGCTGGATATCCTGACACACCAATTCCATTGGCAGTAGCTCCGGATTTCGAAAGAAGCAAAACACCATTGGCAAGAACTTCAACTCTTCCAGTTATTCTCGGCATATTCTTAATCCTCCTTTCCTACAGAATAAATTGAATCAGTCCAGCCAATACTCTGAACTGGTTAATCAAATCAGGCGGTAACAGCACATTCACCCTGTTCACGTCTGCGGAATCTCTTTCCACGATGAGATTGGTAATGAAATCCTCAAGATTTTCAATGAGCCCATTTTCGAACATCAGCGTGAACAAGGCTATGATTTCCTGCTTGATGGTCTTTGGAGTAACCACATAGGAACCGGGCTGAACTGGATAAGAATCATCCGCCAGCTTGAATCTCGGGATCAAGAACCTGTTTTGCATCCTGACCTTGAACTGATACCTAAGTTCCATCAGCGTGGCCATAGTCTGAGTGTCCAAGTAGGAAGGATCAATCCCGCCAACTGCATTAGTCTGATAGGTGGTAATGAGACGCTCAATCATAACATTTCCACCAGAATCAACTATCCAAGTGGCGATCCCGTCATACAAAAGTGCGTCTCTCTCTGCTCTGGTGAATCTGCTCGCCAAAGGAGGAGGCAGAATTCCTGCCAATGTAAGATAATGCAAAGGACGAGCAGGGTCATTGTTGAGTTTATCTGCCGCAACCGCTCCGACAGCAGCCGCCCATTCCTCTGGACAAGTTGGAGAATCGTATGCTCCCATAATCCTGTTATGGGGACTATTGCGAGAATTCCCAACAGCAGTACAAGAAGCCAATGGCCCACGCATGGCAGTATAACCAAGTCCCTGTTGATCAACCAGCGGCTTGAATCGACTCGCCAGTTCTGTTTCCAGAGAGGTGAGATTGGTCGCATCCCTATATGGATTGATAATATGCTGAAATTGTTCACTCTCAATAACAGACCAAACATCATCAAGGGAAGGATCAGCTACACCACCCTCCATAGCAGATATAACAGCGCTATCTCCAAAACAGGTGGGAAACGATTGTCCCTCATAATAATTGAAGCGGACATCGATGTAATTCCCTAACGTCCCACTACAAATAGCCTGTAGAATTAATTCGGATGTGCCTGTGGTGTCTGCTATTACAGGCAACATACTGTTGGCATTGATGAGCGCCTTCATGGCAGAGTTGACTTCTCCAACTGACCAATCAGAAGTGAGTGTCAATTGAAATTGTGAACCGTTGATGAGTAGATTCACAACCTCTCCATCAGTGGAAACAACTTCGCCGTTATGCGACAGAGCAACAGAAAAGTGAATTGCACCACTGGCAATAACACCCGCTCCACTCTCTGCAATTGCAATAGCATATAATTCAGTATTGGGATTATTTTTCTTGAAGACTCTGCACATTCTATCAAGAATTGAACCCATACCGAAATAACTATCGGCTACAATCTCCGATGTTATTGCGTATAATGTGTCTCGTTCAGCATTCCCGTCCGCGTGTTTCTGTCCGATGATAAGCGCCTTGTGAGGATTCTGCACCAATCCTTTTAAGGCTCTGCTATTATCGATTTCAGCATATACGCCGGGAGTTCTGACAGTATCTGGTATATTGTTGAAACTAATCGGCATGTTTTTCCTCCTTCAATCTCTTTTTTTCAAAGGTGATTGGTTCCTTCTTTTTTACAGAGATGGTTGCAGACCCATCCCTAATTCTCCTTCGCCAGAAACTGTCCAACTCAACGAGTATTCCGGTCTCTGGAACAATTTGTTTTGTCCTGAGATCACGTAAAAGTTCTCCCTTGTTAGGAATCAAAAGCACTCTCATACAGTCCTCCTATCTGGATCATAAAATGGAAAAGCAGAAGAATATCCAATTGTGAAAGCTCCTTCTCTCGGATCAGTTCTTGTTATCATCTGCCCGATATCAGGAATCAAAACATCTGGATATCCATCCGGCAATGGTATACTACCTGTATATGGCAATCGTTTATCTGGAGCGAGAATAAAATTGGCATACAGTCTGTCGAATTCAGCTTGTGGACTCTGGTCCTCTTCGCTCATCTCATTTTCGATTATATCTGCATATCGGTTTGGAGTATCATAAGAAGCTATACGAGCGGTATACTCAAACTCAAACTGATACCACATCCAAGCCCCATCCATACCAAGCATAGAGCCGCCCCGATATGATATGATTGATTCCGCTTCCTGTAATTGCCAGCCTAAAATGGCCCTGAATATTTCTGAACGTGCATCATACAATGTGTCATATGCAAGAATGGCTGGTTTGTCTTTTTGTGAAATGTCTGCTTTTATAGCTGCAATCACTCCAAATCTTTCCACCACTCTTTGGTTGATGCTGTTATCATCTGTATTTCCAGTGGCACTTTCTCCAAGAGGAATAATAAATGCGCTTTCCACATTAAGAGTGCTCTGCATTACCTGATCCAACTCAGAAGCGCCCGCCACAAATTGTTTGAATCGTGTATCCGCCAACCGTATTTTCAGAGCGATTTTACCAAGTTTCATTCTTCAACCTTCATGAATTCAAGAAGATCATTCCTGGAAGTGGTGGCCTCATTATAGAATGCCAGATAATGAATATCGTCTTCCTTATTCATCCTGTCACGAATCAAATCACCAAATGATTTCCTGAGATATTCCATTTCTTCTTTACTCATGATGAGCATGAATGGCATACTTAATTCTGTGATGTTCCCCTGTTTGTCTTTAATTTTCATTGGTTCATTCCCCTTTCAAAAGCTGCTTTTATTCTATCCCCAATGGGAATATTCTCAAAAGACGGTTTCAACCATGGACGCGGTTTCATTCTTGCAGTCCCATCCTCAGTATACCAAGCATGTGGAACTGCTATAGAACCAACTCGGAATTCATATTTTCCTGATTCTGTAGCAGCCATTGATCCAACCAATTCACCCGTATCGATGGCTGGGTATTCACCTGGCAATGATGGGTAATGAAACTTTGCCAATGCTCCGGTCCTTATACTTTTCCTTCTTCCTGTTTCCCTGCTTACAGTTTTGAATCTTCTTGGACGTGGCTTTGTCATGTCCTTTTTTGTATTCCTCATCCCTCTCAAAATCTTGTTTCGTACATCATTGGTGATATCAACCGCTTCATCCCTGACATGCTCATATATATTGTCAGAAGCTTTATCAAGGAACCTAAAAAATTCTTTGTCTCCTCTTATTTCAACTGTCATCTCCTTCATACAACTGCTCCCGCACCCATCTCCAATTCTTCGTGAACCTGTATTCTTGCCCACTCTCTGAATTGTTCATCCCTAATCATACCCTCAATCTTGAATAATCTTCCTCTGTATGAAACTGATTCTTGTATGAATATATAATGATTATTCTTCATACAATTCACATCACGAATATTGTCAAATCCAGCACTGAAACCGCTTGTGAAAGCTTTGCCAAAATTCTTAACAGCCATCCACCTTGATTTCAATATATGTGTCACACCTTCTTGTATTTGTTCTCCTCTAATAGATTTGATATACACACTCTCATTCTCTATTTCACACCACCACTGATATTCATCTTCAAATGTCCTATCAAATCCACCAGAATCATTAGGTGTTTGGATCGGTCTATATAAATGAGCGCGATATTTTAATTTGTTGGCCATTACCTTCATCATAGATGTGGCACCCTCAAAAAACGCAAATTCTTTTTCACCTCGTCTGGCAATTCCTTATCAAACACTCTATTTTCATACTGTAATACCGCCCATTCC